AGAATAGTTAAAACTAATTTCATACATGAATAATAATTAGAAATATTATAAAGAATAATATTAATACTAAGTATAATTTTATTAAGTAGTTCATGTTAAAATAAAAATAATTATTAAAATAAATATTACTGATAAAAACTTTATTCTTATTTTATTAAGACGTTTATCTTCTGCTGTAGTTTTTTTCTCATTAAGTTTTTGCATATTAAAATCAGATATAATTTTGTGTTGTTGTTTATAATAAGCGTTTATGTCCATAAGAGTCTATAAAAATATTACAACAAACAAACAGAATGAAATGATTGCTGTATATAATATTATTTTATTTGTGTTTGTCATTGTTTAAATTTTATATTTTTGCAATCCGTAGTTGTTAATTTTATCATCAATAATAATATTTTTTTTTTTAATTGGTAAATTTTTATTAAAGATTTTATAATTAATATGATGATGCCAACGATTAAATTTTTTAGTAAGTTTTGCAATATCAGGGTGCATATCAACAATCATCTGACTTTTCTTTAGAGTTCCATCTTTGTAGATTTCGTCTGTATTTCCACCCTTCATTTTTTGAGTAGCCATTTTACCTTGTAAAAATATATTTGTTTGCAAAGTACACCAACCATCTTTTAAAACTCTTACACACAAATCAGTATCTTCATTGTATCTTCCTCTCCAACGATAAGGAATGTCGTTTCTAATTAACAAACAACTATAAACTCTTGTATTAAAACTAATTGGCGGTCTAAATTCATGCCAATGAACAAAGTTTGCATAACCAAATCCGGCTATTGCAATGTTCTCATAACGCAAAACAAAATCTTCTAAGATGTAAAATGGATCACCAGACATAAATTTAACTTTCATGTTATTATTAAATCTTTCAAATGATTCTATATTGTCGTCTAATATCCAATGCCAAACACTTTTGTTTTCAATAGCATGATCCCAAACATAATTTCTTGCCGCTCCACTACCTGTAATACCTAAGTTATCTTTCCAAAATGTATCGTATTCTTTTTTGTATTTAACCGGTAAAATTAAAATATTATTTTTATCAACTATCTTTGAATATTCTTTGTATTCATGTTCCTCTATAACTATTTTAAATGGAACTTTCAGTTGATTTAAAGTTTGAACTGTTGGATTTTTTTTAAATCTACCTTTGCTAATTATATAAACAGGGAATCTTGGGTTGTTATTTCCTTTATAATAATATTTACTAGCTTTTTCTATTAAAGGAAACCAAGATTGTTTCTCAAATTTACCTTGATTGCCGTCAATAAACTTATCTCCGTTGTAAATTAATTTTTTAACTTGTTCTTTAAAAAATTCATAATCTTCTTCATTTCTAAATTTAAAAGTTAATTTAATTTTTGCTTCTGGTTGTTCAGAGTTATTATATTCAGGCATCCCTAACCATTCTTTCTTCCACAGAATAGGTTGAGCATCTTCAAAATCAATTATATTTTGTTGTTTCCAGTTATTCATATTACTGTAATTGATTTTATTGCTGCTGTCGGAATTGCGACTACGTCAGCGTAATCTATGGAGTGATCCTTGTTATAACTCCAAGAACTAAATATCTTTACTGTGTTTCTACTTTTAGAAAATAAAAAACCAACTGAAATACATTCGGCTAAAGTATGATTTAAAACTTCTGCTTCTGTTAACCATGCACCCTCTGCATTACAAATATCCATCCAACAAATCTCTACTCTTTGGTAATTAAATTTTTTATCCATTGAAAATATTTTCTATTGAAATTAAGTTTGCCATTGGTACAGAATAAACTTTGGGTCTATCAGCATAACCAAAGTCAGTTAGATATTCTTTATTACCTACAATGTTACTTGAGTTAACATAACCAACCACCTCAAATAATGGACAACGATCAATGACTAATATGTATGTTTCATTTGCAGAACTATCTTGTCTTATGATTAAGAAGTTTTCATTCTTAGGTGTCTGGCAACGAACTTGAACTCTTTGATTATTGAAATATAAATCAGCACCCCTAAAATTATTAACATGATAATTAAAATGTACTTTTAAAACTTTTGCAACAGCAAGTTCAGCAAGTGTACCTGACATAGACTTTGCAACCTTGTCGCCAAAGCTACCTTTATAACCATGACCCCAATTAATATTCTGTCTCATGCTTTCAGTAATGCGAAGCAACGCTGTATAACCAGCTGCAAGTATTTCGTATTCGTCTAATTTAATTTGAATCATTGTGATTCGTTTTATTAATTCTATTTGTTTTGACTGTCAATAATTTATCAACACAAACAACTCTAGGTTTTATATATAATTATATGCTATTGAATTATATATCTTATTTGTTGTGTATAAATTAATTGATTATAGTATTGCAATGAAGTGTAAATAGTAATACTGATTCGGAACATGAACGATCTTAGAATTACTGATCCAGCTTATAAAGCATTTGGTTTAGAATACGCTAGTGTCTCACAAAATAAATTACCAGAAGATAAAAGATTTTTTAATTATATAGTTCTTACTCCACAAGAAAGAATGAACATGCCTAAGCGTTCTCACTTTACTATGGGAAACATTGTTCATAACGCAGTACAAAAAATTCTTTGCAAAAAGGAAACATTAAAAGATGTTATTTTTAATAAAGAGAAATCATTATTCAAATCATTAAAAGCAGAAAAACCAATAGACGAAAAAGATAAAGCCAAAAGATATTACATGGCTAAGAATTTTAAATTAACATTAAAGCAATTTCAAACAGCAATAGAGAGTCTGCCAAAACAAGATTGGAATTTTGAAACTGAGTATGCAACATGGATAGATGGAATAGGAACTTACTTCAAAATGTTTATAGATTTAGAGGGGCAAGATTACATTGTGGATTTAAAAAATATATTTGGTTCAGTAATTAAAACTAAAAAAGGTTATTCATATACTAAGAGAGCAGTACCTCAACAACCATTCCATAGCGATTGTATGCAAATGGCAGCTTATAGTTTTGCAACAGGCGGTAAGAAACCTGTGCTTATTTATTCTAATCACTTTGAACATAAAGTATTTAGCGAAAACAATTGTGATGATTTAAAACCTGAGAACTTAAAACATTATTTAGATGAGTTGGTTATGTATCAACAAATATGGGAACAGAAATTAAAGTTAGCCAATGGAGATCCTTATGCTTTAGCTAGACTTATTAAACCAGATTTTTCAGACATAAGAAAAAAGCAAGACTTCTTTTGGAATGATGTACCTGAAGAATATATAACTAGATTTTTAAATTATTATAAAAATGAGAAACGATAGATTTGAAATGTTTATTATAGCTATGCTTGCATTGGTTGCAGTTGAAACAATAAGAAACTTATTTGGGATATGAAAACGATTAACAATAACAAAGGAGAAAAGATGGAGAGCATAAACCTGATAGATGCTATCAAGGAATTTAGTGAAAACACCAAAGACAGTTTCATTAATATTCAAGGTAGGAAATATCTTAAAGTAGTTGATAGACTAAACTTTGTAAGACAGAAGTTTGGTGAAAGACTATGCGTTAAAACAACAACGTCATACCCTGATGGTCTGGCAATGTTTCAAACGGAAATCTTTTTAGATGGAAAGTTAATTGGAACTGGACACTCTAAACAAACAGTAAAGAAAGATAAAGAATTTGAGAAGATAGAATCAGTATCTATTGGTAGAGCTTTAGGTATATCAGGATTTGCTGGATCAGAACTAGCAACCTTTGAAGAGATGAATGATTTTGTTAAATCAAATCCAATACAAAATTTTAGTAACACTTATGTCCAATCTAAGTCTCAATCTACAGATGAATCTAGAGACGACATAATTACTAAGATACAAGATGCAGAAAAATTTTCAACAACACCTGGAATATTAGAAAAGAACTTGCAACAAATTTGGTCGCAGTATTCTGAGAAGTTAGGTTTTATGCAGGTTGAAGATCAAGACTTCTACAACACAATACTACAAGCTAGAAAAAAAGCAGAGCAAACAGTAAGAACAAGGAGTAACAATGGCAGATAACAAATATGATAATACACTTTCTCTATGGAAAAATGGCAAGCGCAGAGAAGGTAAGCAAGACCCTCAATACACAGGCAGCGGAATGATTGATGGAAAGAAATGGTCTATTTCTGGTTGGATTAATACAGCTAAGAAAAATGAGAAAGCACCGGACATTTCTATAAAAGTGAATCCGTTTAAAGAGTCAACAAAAGATAAGATGCCGTTTTAATTTATGAACGATAATATTAATCCAGAACATTATAAGAATAAATCTATAGAGACTATTCATGCTATCTGCTCTCAGTTAACTGAGGTAGAAATGATTGGTTATCTTAGAGCTTCTATAATGAAATACATTATGCGTTTCGGTACTAAGAATGGACTTACATTAGAGAAGTCAATTGAAGATGCTAAGAAATGCAAATGGTTTATGGATCAATTATTATTAGAATTAGAGTCTATTAAGAAATCAGGTAGTGATTCTTATAAACATTCTAACGTTCATAGTTTATTTCCAAAGGATAAAAAATGAATAAAAAGAATGGCAAAGACTATATCTTCTTAAGTAAAGTCAAGGCGGATGTATTAAACTACATAGCTAACTTTGTTAAAGAGAAAAATTATTCTCCCACTTTAATAGAGATTGGCAATCGCTTTGGCTTTACTAGAAGTAGATCAAATGCAATCGTAAATGATTTAGCTAGAGCTAATCTATTATCTAAGGATGTAAGATACCCTCAAAGAAAGATTAAGTTAAGTCATCAACAACTAACAAAGATAATTTCTTTGAAGGTTAATGAAATATATCCGGTAAATGAAATTTGAAAAAACATATTTTTACGAATTCAATGCAAAGTTTAAAGAGATTTTTGATGATGTGGAAAAAGCTGCAAAGTCAGAAAAACCTAGTGAATTAAAAAGCATGGACATTACGAACATACGCTTTTTAAGATCTAGTATTAAACAAGTAAAAGAAAAAGAAAAGAATGGATAGAGAAAACGATCCTAAACAACAAGTTAAGATAGAGAAGCGTTATTATACTCTACTTGAAAAAGAAAAAAAGTTAGAGGAAGAAGCGCTGAAAGTTGCAGAGAAGAAAAGGAAAGCTGCATACGAACTTGGTATGAAGGGTCTTGAGTTTGAAGATATAGCCAGTTAAAGAATAATTGGTATGTGTACTGCAGGTTGTGAAACAACTAAGGAGAGAGACATGACTAAAAAGAAAGAGATAACAGGTTACTACGGATATTACGATAGTAAGAAGAAGCGCAGAGTGCTAAAAGTATTGTATAAAAAAATTTAATTATTAAAGAATTCAATTGGAGAAATAGACTGCCAAATGAATATTGACTATGTCAATTTTGAAAGTGTCTATATTTGTTTTTATCTAGCGTAGAAGTATAGGGGGTTTTTCGTTGAGACTCCCTATATTAAATTAGTTTGCAAAAGTCTTTGCGTAATTAGGTTTCTTATTTCTTCTTGATCTTCTTTCAGCTACAATCTTTCTTTGAATAGCAGAACGTTTTTCAGATTCACTCATACCACTAAGAACAGATTGAGGTACACACTTAGGATATTTTCTACCTGAACCTTTTTGTCTACCACAAGGTTGATACATGCCATTCTTTTTAGAACGTATATCTACCCAGTTTTGTTTAAACCATTTATCTAAACCACTAGCCATTATTTTTTTATTTCATAACTTTTCTATATCCACCACCTTTTTTCTTGTAAGTCTTTACAAGATAAGCATTGGCGTATGCGCTTGGATATACTTTAAATTTTCTTTTAGTTAATGCTTTAATTCTTGCATATAACTTTGGATCTGTTGGTCTATTGACTGTTGGCATTATTTTTTTCCACCTTTAGTTACACCTTTAATAATACCTTTATTAAATGAAGCATAGAATACTGACTTCCCTCTTTTAGAGCCGTACTCTTTTTTCATTGCCTTCATTATCTTTTCACCTTTTTTTGTTAGCGGCATAGTTACTCCTTTGTTTTATAAAATTGACTATCATCATTACTTGTTTTCCAACTGTCAGTCTCAACACTTGGATAATCCAAATTAACTTTGTAATCTGGTATTCCATCCTTAACAGTAAAGTTAGGTAAATTAAATAGTATTCTGTTGTTAGGCATTAACGCATAATTACCTTGCCATTCATCAGTATTATTAATCTCTAATATATGGTGGTGTTTATGTTCTTGAGATACTTCTGAATATGTAACATTTAATAATGTCATATCAGGTTGAGCATAATCAATACTGAATTGATAATTAGCTTTGTGCATTTTATTATCTCTATCTATAAACTTACATTGAGAAGTGGCTAGTGCATTGTATTCAATGATACCAGCATAATAAGATAAGCAATCCCAATAAGCCAAATCTTTTAACTGCAAATCTTTTACTTCACTTCTATTATACTTATCTGAAAAGAAAGCATGTATAGGAAGTCTTGCATAGTTAGCGCCATTAGGCAGCAAGATATTAAATAAAGGAGTTCTACCTTCTAATGTAGTAATAGAATGGATTAAACAATCCTCTTCTTCTCCTATATGTTTTTCTTTATTATATAGAAACTCTAGTCTGATCTTTGCTTTCCAAACTGGGATGTTGTGGTTTAGAAATGCCATCTTTATATTCTTTCTCCATGCAATCTACATGCTGACAGTTTCTATCTGCGTAGATAACAAATGAATCTGTATTAATAATTTCAACAGCGCAAGATTTACAAAATCCTACATGCTGTAATCTAAATTTTTTCTTAGTCATTTACCAATTTTTGCAAGACCAATATCTAGCTGTAAATTTATCTTTAGCAGTATCGCAATTATGTCTAGCTCTAAAAGACTTACGTCTTGCAGCTATAAATTTTTTAATCTTCATCTCAGGATCACCATATCTAACTATCTTAACTTGGTTACCCTTCTTTGCTAGAACAGCAAACTTCTTTCTTTCGCCTGGAGTTCTCTTCTGTTTGTTATATCCGGAGAATCTTTCTCCTCTATAGACAACCATTATCTTGCTAATGGATTAGATGAACTTGCTCTAAGTTCTTTCATTTGAACTTTTAATAATTCAATTTCTTTTTGTGCAATGGCTAAGTCTTGTTTAATCTGACCAGCTTTAGCAGGATCAATGCTGTCAATCTTTGACATGATTTCTCCATACTTAATGAAGCCACCACCAATAGTACCAATGATTGCAACTGTTGCTATAATCTCTTTTAAATTATCTTTAATTTTTCCTATCATATTAACCTTTTGTTTTTCTTAATTGTTCTAATTGGATAATAATATCATCCTGTTCATCTTGTATTTGTTTTAACATATTTTGTCTAGCAACCAATGGATCTTTGCTTATGTAATCGTTTAGATTAACATTAACATATATAGGTTTTTGTTCTAATTGTAATTGCATAAAGAAATTAGGATTAGGAACACCTACCATTTGTCTTTGCTGATAAAAAGGTTTAGATTCATACGCACTTAAACTAGGTTGATTAACTTTTAATGCGTCAATTTTTATCTCTTGTACTGATTTCACTTTTACTTCTGCTATTTTTACTTCCGTTCCTATTTTATTGTCTGTTAATTTTGTTTTTACTTCCTGTTGTGTACTTGTTACAGAAGGTTTTTCTTCGCTTACTGAAGTCTTAACAGACTTATCTTCTGAAGTAGAAACAGTAGTATTTTCTTTAGCTGTGGGTAACTCTTCTTTTGTAGATTTTTGTTCTTGTATTGTTCCTTCTTTAGTTACGCCTTGTTCTTTATTAACTTCTTTAGGTTGTTCTGTGGATTGTTTTGGTTGTTCTTGTACTGGTTGCGTTAACTGAATTGTTTCATTTACCTTTGTTGGTTCAGAAGATTGCTGAACGATAATAGGAGATTCTATTACTGGAGCTTCAATAATTGCAACAACGACAGGTTCTGTAATTTTAACTTGTTCTATAATTGGTGTTACAATTTCAATTGGAGCAATAACAATAGGTGGAGTTGGATTAGTTATATAAGTAATAGATAAAGTTGGATTCTTTAAATCAGCAGCATAATGATATGGAGAATTTGTAGATTCGTAAAAAGAAAACTTACTTGTTATATTATAATTTGCTTGTGTATTTTTATCTACGATAGCTGTGTTTGTATATGTATTAAAATAACTTGAAGTATAAGGTATAATTTTATTCTGTGTTGTTACTCCGCCATTATCATCTGTTATTATTTGCGTCATAGTAACATTTTGATTTTGATTGCCAGACCAATACCAAACATCAACACCCTGATTAGAAGTAAATCCTTCATTAATTTGTGCTTTAGATAAACCTACGTTTGTTAATGAGATTGTATTTTGAATAGACTTTCCACTAACACCGGCAATAGTTTCGTTACCATGAGTAGAATATAAGTTAGTTCCACTCCAACCATTAGTTGTTGTAAATACTTTAGGTGTTAAGTTTGTAGTTGTTGTTGTTTGAGAGAATGAAACTACAGAAGTAATAAGCCAAATAATAAAGGTATAAAATATAACCATGAATTTTCTTTTGCTTCGTACCAAGCGTCTATTTCATTAACTACTTTTTTTCAGGTAAAGACTCCTGCTTTTTTGTCTCTTCAATAATTCTTAATTTTTCAACATATAAATTATAATCTGGTCTTAACTTGTCATACTTCAACCATTGCGCTGTTGCTTCGCTTCCAATCTTACCTTCAAATGGACATGGTGTTCCTGAGTTCTCCATTGCATGAAATACTCTTGCGTCTTGGCAAAGAATAGAAACAGAAGCTACTTTCATTCCAAGATCATTTAATACTTTTGCTAGTTTAATTCTTTCGCAATTCTCATCTCTAGTATAACTACCACCAGATATGCCTACTCCAAATGTTGACACTCCACCACTATATCCGACAACGCATAAGTCTTGTGAGAAGGCAGACATTGCTGGTGCAGATGCAGTTGCTGCAACTCTAGTGTCTCCTGAATAGGCGTTAGAGGTAGAATTAGTTGTTGTAGTAGAATTAGATGAAGAACCTGATTGAAACGTTGAATTAGAGGTACTAGTATAGCCACCAGTAATAGAAGTATTACTACCAGAAGCATTGTTCTGAGTCGTTGTTTGAGATGATGCACTAATGATTAAGCATAGTATTAAAACTATAGTTGTTGGTATAATGTTCTTTCTCATCTTATTTTTTAAATCCTCTTTTTTTTATTACTTTTTTAAATCTTATAACTCTTTTGTATTTTAATGGTTCATGTTTGAATGTGATATATTCTTTTAAAAAGTTATTTATCTTTTTAAATAAGTTTATCATTCTTTGCTTTGTGGTCTGTTAGCTATACTTTTAGCAATACTTTCTCCAGATCTTCCAACTACATATCCGCCAAGACCAATCTGTAATAATGTCCAAACATCGCCTGGTAAATCAAAACCTACAACAGCTCCTGTTAACATCTTAATTATTGGTGCAAAGATATAATTAAATACTAAAACAAATATAAGAACATACATAAGCAATGGTCTCCAACTTGCTGTGAACCAACCTGCTTTAGCTTCAGCTTCTACGATAGATGCTGCTGCTTTTAATTCTTCAGTAGAAGATTTAAGTAACTGTTCGTTTAATTGAGCTTTTAATTTTTCTTGTAAATCTTTATCCGGTACAGATTTTTCAATCGTATTGAATAGTATTTTTGCTAATGGCGCTATTGCACCTAACATGGGTAACATATTTTTATCTAGTGGTTATGCGCAAGAACGCATGAGATCTGATAATTCCTCACAGCGCTTTGGCGTTTGAACTCTCCATTGAGAGTCTAACATTTGTTTTGCTGCTTCATTATAGTCTTTTTTTCTTAATGCTTCAAACATTTTTTTAAACTTAGAAACCCCACCAATACCTAATTGGAATACCATTTCTATTATAATTTCTCTTGCAGTATCACAAATATCAATGCCTTCTAATAATTGTTCTGCATTATAAGCAGATCTATTAAAGTCTTTATCAAATAAATTTTCTAATAAAGATTTATCATATTGAATACCTTCTTCAAAATCATCATCTTCAGTTAATAAATGACCATAACCTATTGTGGCTTTGCCTAATGAATCTAAATAAACAGTATTTCTAAACCCTTCATGTTTTTTAATTCTATCTTTTACTGCTTGGTAATCCATAATACATTTACAATTATTTAATAAGACACAACCTATATCATTGTATAGGTAATTAATGCACTTACTTGATACTATCCATCTTCTCTTTGTTATTAAAGACATCAATTAAATCTTTAAATGATTTAAAACATTTTTGTTCTTTTCTTTTTTTTTTATATTTATTTTGTTCAACTGTAAGTTTATTTTCTTTTACTAAATTTTTATTATGTTCTAAATCTTTTAAAATATTTTTTTGATCCATAACCATTAGTTCAACACCAAGTTGTTTCTGCTTTTCATTTGGGGATCTGTGAATATTATGATTGTTTTTTTTACGATATGATTTTGTTTTAACATCTATTAATCTTACTGTACCATTTGGTTTAATTGCAACCAAGTCAAAGATACATTGTGGGTCAATTGACTTTGCAACCATATATCCTTGTTTGACAAGAGAACAAATAGCTTCATATTCTGATATAGCACC